CCAATCCTCACAATACCACCAAGAACGTATTTCGCCATCAATTTGTTTTGATGGTACTACTTTATTTTTTGGAACGTGGTAAATTTTAACCGCTTTTTTATTTTTGTATTGAATTTCTACCGAAGCCTCACCGAACAAATTTAAATCTGCGCAAACTTTTCTAAGGTCTGACTTTGAAATTATATTTTGTTGTTGGTTTAAGCCTAAACCATAAGTCATTAAGCTATACGAACTAATAATAGCGGCGTTTGTTGGTGAATTATTATAACCATCTATAATTTCTTGATAAAAGCTATTTTTAACGCCATTTAGCACCCATTTCTCATAAGAGCTTTCTTTTATGGCTGGTCTTATGTATTCTGAAAGTTTAAATACTTCAATATTACTCATTGCATTTTATTTTTCCACGATAAATAATATCGTCATTATTATATAGCTCAATAAAATATTCATTTCCAACTTTAGCCACGAACTCAAATGAGAATATCAAATACCCATTTTTCTCAAATTGTGTGTAAAAATCTAAAATTGTAGTCTTATCAGTCAATTCATGCGTTATTTTTGCAGTAGTAATTTCTGCATATTTTCGAGGGATTATTTTAATTTGATGAATTGTATCTGAATTTGAGATTATTTTCATAACTAATAAACGAATTTTAGTGTAAATTTTACCTTAAAAATGAAAAAACCACCCAAAAAAGGTGGTTAAATAGTAGAAAAAAAATTATAAAAAGTTAGAATAATTGTTGAAACATATAAAAATAAATATAACAAAATCCCCATGAAATCATGAGATATAATAATTGTTTAGCTAATTTCTCAAAATAACCTTTCAAATCATCATCTTTATAATTTCTATTATTCCTATAAAAAAGAAATTTAATAGCAAGTATAAATCCTAAAATCTGAACAAATGACAATTTGTAAATGAAATCTAATCCGTACAATTCACTCACATCAAGAATTAATAATGATTGCAAAATTGGAATCCAATAAGCAATGAAAATCAATAAAACATAAAGAAAAAATTTTTTAGTTGAACTCATAATGTTTTTTTTTAAATTATTAACAAAAATACAAATAATTTTTATCAAAAAAGGTGGTTAAATAAAAAATATTGAATGAAAAAAGTAATTAAATTTATTTATTAATACAATTTATTTTATAGTAATACGTATCCGATATTTTCACGTAATCAGTAGAAGTACATTGATAAGATTTTTCAACAACCCCAGTACTTACAAATCTACTTAAAAATAAAACTTGATTGTTTTCATTTACGATAGTATAATATTGTTTTTCGTAATATACTTTTTTACAATCACAATTGTTTTCTGATTCTCTATTTTCACATGATAATAAAAATAAAGGAATTAATAAAATTAGTTTTTTCATAATGTTTAATTTTCTGTAAAGGTAATAATTATTTTTTAATAAAAAAAACCCCCGAAAATAATTCGAGGGAGTGGGAAAAATCTAAAATTTAAAATTATGAAACATAGGTATCTTCTACCGCTGCATATAATGCCGTTTTAGCTGCCGAAGCTAAGAATGGTGCATAGTCTTTTTCTTCCGCTGTCAATTCAATGGTATATCCGCTTAAATCGCCTTTAGCCGCTCCAGTTACTGCTGTCCCTGCGCTTCCATAAGCTCCGTTAGTCAATCCCATTAATTTAATGTTACCGTTGTAATCTTCTTCAAATACTAAAGTTCTTGATTTCGCTAATAAACTTAACTGCACTTGTAAATCTTTATTTAACCCCTGAAAAGTTGCAGAAGCTACTTGCGTAACAAATGCTGTCATATTTTCCATAGATGGGTTTAAAGTTTCAGTTAGTGAATTAGCGTTGCCCGTAACTTCGTATTTAAAGACTTGCGCCAACGTGCCGAGAGCTGTAACCTCTCCTGCTGCAACTGTAATGCCGTAATCGCCCCACAATGCAAAGTAATAATTCTTTACACCTCCGATGCTATCCATACAAGCTGTTGCTTTTTTTCCTTTTGTAATAAAATCACAAGCCATATTTATTTTTTTTAAAATTATTAACCGCCCAAGTTAATGAGCGGTATTATTATTAATCCTACGCTGGTCTGTAATATACAATTTCAGCCCCGAAAATGTACTGCGTTCCATAAGAGTACACCATTTTTCCTCTTACTTTCCCAGTTAGCAATCCGATTTCATCTTCATCTACTACACTTACTTCATTGTGGTCTGATACTAAAGCTGTTCCAAATGCTAAGTTTGCAGGGTCTGCAAATACCATTGTTTTAGCTGGTAAACCTAAATCTACTACTAATCTGTAATTTCCGAAAATCAAATCTGTGTTAGCATTTCCACCTAAACCGTTTGCAATTCCTTGACCGATTAATGAGAAATTATAAGCCTGTGCAATATCTCTTGAAACCGAAAGCACGCCATTTTCAACTTCTACTGGAATAGCTGAAATTACCTTTTCAATTTCAGCGACTACATTAGTTTTGTCAATAGTAGCAGCAGCGTTAATTTTATCAACAGTTGCATCTGCTTTAAATCTTGCTAAGAAACCATCCCAACCATCTACCGCATCAGTAGCTTGCCAAATTTTAGTCTGCAATCTCTTTGCCTGGTCTTTGATTTTTTCAGCAACTAATTTATCTACAAATTCAGTAGCTAAAGTTTTGTTATGAGCAGAAATTCCAGTGTACTTTGAGCCATATTTAACTCTCAATTCTTCTTTGCAAAGTTCCCAATCTACTTTTTTCTTTTCAGTTTCTAATTTCACTTCTGAAAGCGTAATGCTTCCAAGCGGATTAAACCCACAAGAATATGCTTGTTCAGTGTCTTCCTGTGCTAATTTTCTAAGATACAAAGGTGCGTTTACATCTTCATATATTGTAACCGCTCCATTGTCAATTGCTGACATTTTCTTGAATGCCTCTACGAAAAGTTCACCTGCGAACTCTCCTACATAGTTTGTTGTAATGTTAAGTGTTGTAGCCATATTATTTTTCTTTTATTAAATCTAAAATTGATTTGCGCTCATTTTCGGCGTCTTGTTTTTTTGTAAGTTTAATTTCTTTCACTTCATTTTCCTCTTCTTTTACCGCTTCTGAAAGTTTAGTAAATCCGTCTGCAATTTGCTTAGCCATTGAAACTTTAAAGTTTTCAAAAGCAGAAGCTAATTCGTTTACTTTTGTTTCAAGTGCTGTATACTTTTCATCCGCCATCTCAACGTCTTCCGCTGGTTGTTCGGGTGCTTCCTGCTCTTTAATTTCTACACATTTAGAATCTGCGATAACTACTATCATATCATTTTCTAAAGAGTATTCGCCATCTGGAACAGGTTGTTTTTCGCCATTCTCGTCAGTCATCCATACTTCCGCACCTAACGCTAACATTGTACCTTCAAATTCAATTTTCATTGTTCCGTCAGTAGTTGCAATTGCGCCAAGTTCAATCGTAGGAGTTTCTTTTTCTTGTGGTTTAGCCAAACCAAATTCGACTAATACCTCTCTAAATTGTTCTTTAAAACTCATATTATTTGATAAATTAATTTTTTCTAAGTCAAAATTTCCTTCAATTGAAAATCCTTTTACCTCGCCATTCTTAACTCTTTGCCACGTTTCATCATTTTCTACTTTCATTACGGCAAACCAAGTTCCGTTAGGTAAATCAAATCCGTATTTCAAAGATTTATCATGCGTATCGTCTTCTTTTATCCAGCTTTCAACAAATGTAACATCGTTTAAGGTCAATTTGTTATCATGTTCGATATTAGAATTACGCTGATAACCTTGTTTATAGAAATTTTGTTGAGCTTTTAGAATAGTTTCTTCGGGAAAAACAATATTAAACTCATTCCCATTGTCATCTTTTCTGTAAATTGGTTGGTCTGGGATTAAAACTGGCGATATTAAAAGCCTTTTTTCCTCCGAAACTTCTGCTAATTTTATGATATTTCCCTTTGAAAGTGCTATAAAATCAATCTCAATAGCGGGATTTTCCACTAAAGAAATAGCAAAAACGCCTTCTTTTTCTTCTGAAAATATAACTTTAAAAGTATCCATACAACCTATAAACGAATTTTATCTAAAATTTTACCTTTTATCTAAAAAAAAATTGTATATTTGACAAAAAAGCATGAGTAATAAAAAAAGAATAAAAAGAAAAATCTATAAGATTGAGAGAAATTTAGCTTTTAAACGAATTAGAAAGCACTTTAAAAGTGTAAAGTATAAAATAAAATTCTTTAATTTTGAAGGAAGTTTTGAAGATGCACAAAAACGATTTGCATATTAAAAAATAATTTATATCTTTTAAAAAAAATATTATGGCACAAATTACAATAGATTACGAAGAGTATCAAAATCTTTTAAAATATAAAAAAGCATTACAAGAAAATAAAGTTTTAGAATGTTTTAGAAATTCTATTGCTGGATGTTCTTATGAAGTTGTTTATATTGGCGAAAAAGACCATCTAATAATGAAGCTAAATGATAAAATTAAAGAGTTACAAACAGAACTCGATAAAGCAAACAAAAAGAAATGTTTTTTTTCATTATTTAAATATTAACATTTTTTAGTATTTCATAGTTTTTAATTTTAGCCTCCACTTAGGGGGCTTTTTATTTAGAATAATTATAAATTACAATTTACTATTGACTTGTATATAAATTAATTATAACTTCGCTTAAAATTAAAATTATGAAACAAACTATCACATTCAAGCAACTTACTAAATTTGAAGATTTAGAAATTATTATTAAGCAAGTAAATTGCGTTGCAAAACCTAATAAAATTATAATAAATGTCATGCTTTCTTGTCATGGTATTAATCAGTCTTTTAGTGGTGTTTGCAATAATTTAGAAATGTTTTACGACATTGAAAAAAGCACACGATTTAAAGAATTGACAAAAAACAGAATGAAAATCAGATTAATTCAATATCAAATAGTAAAAGAATTAAATGAATGGTTAGAATTATGCGAGAAAGGTCAAAGAATTAAATCTATTAAAGATTGGAATAAAGAAATGGAATTGACCATTCAGAAACATTATAAACATGGTAAACCTTACTACGCAGAAACTTTGCAAGGATTAATAAATAGAAATAATTTAGAATTACAAATGCTACAAAATTAAAAATACCCCTCTAAATTGAGGGGTTTTCTTTTATCCTAAAGTCGCATTTTTTACAATGTTTCTGTCTAAACTTTGTTGAGTGCTGACTTCTTTTCCTACTACGTATGCTTTTATAGGTTGTTGGTTTGCGAGTGTAGAGGCTATCTGATTAACTCCTGCGTCTCCTGCTACGTTGAATTGAGGCTGTTGTACTGTTGCTGAAACTCCACCCATTGAAGGAGATCCGCCTCCGCCACCACCACGTGCACCAACTTTTACAGAAGTAATCTGTTTAACTGCTTTCATACCAGTTGCTATAACTGTCGCTACATTTGCAACTTTTGCCGCTACATCAAAAGGTGAAGGCAAAGTAGATTTTTGTCTTAATGCTTCGGTTACGCCTAAATAGGTATTCATAATCGCTTGAGCAATAGCTAAACCTTTCCCTACTGCTGTTTCTTGTCCTATAATTTCACTCGCTGCACCAAAAGCATCAGCTACTGCCATAATAGATTCTCTCCTTTGTCTCGCTTCAATTTCCGCAATTTCCATTCTTAAATTAGCTTGTTCTATTGCGTTCATTGTCATATTTTCGTCAGCTAATTTAGCAACATCAACTTTCATTAATTCGCTATCTTTGAAATTTTGCAAACTAACTTGTTGATAATTTTTTTCATTTTCTAAATTAACTAATTGCTCTTCTGATAATTCTGAACCTTTGGAAGTCGAACCGCTTGATTTTACAGAAGTAGAATTTCCAGGTACTGCTCTTTGGCTTAAAATTAAACCCGCTCTATCATTTTCTAATTTTGTAAGTACATCGTTCGCGGCTTGTATTGCTTTTTCACCTTCTGTTTTAATTTCTGCTGGGTCGAATAATAATTTAGTTAATGCGCTAACTCCCGCTTGTCCTTGTTTGTAAAGTTCAGCATTAATAGAAAAATCAAACCCTTTTCCGCCTAAAGCCTTTGCGACTGCTGACGCTCCTTGTAATAACATATCTAAAGGGTCAGTCAAAATTCTTATAGCTTGTAATCCTCCTACTACAATAGCATTAAGGATTTGTTTTGTAAGATTTGCATTTCTTACCGTTCCTTCATACGCTTGTTTATTTGTTTCGGTTATCGCTGTTAAATTTGCCTTTGCGTCTTTTATAGCAATTTCATATTTCTTTAATTTTAAAGCAATGATTTCTTTTTCAGACTTACCTTGTAATTTCAGAATATTATCTTGTGCGCCTAAACTATCTAAATTCTTTTTAGAGATTTCTAAATTTGCAGACGTTTTTTCATTTAGCCTTTGCTGTTCTTCTGAAACTCCGCTAACTGCTTCTTTTATATCATCCCAATAGTAGTAAACCGCACCTAAAGCAATTACTAGCGCACCAATACCTGTTGAGCCTATCGCTGCTTTAATAGAGTTAAATGCGTCTACTGCAACGGTTTTTAATTGAGTGAACGCACGTCCTGCATCTTCTAACCCTTCTAATCCTTGAGCTAATGCCATTGCAGACTGAACTTTTAAGATAGCCTTTTCCACGTTCTCGCTTTCGGAGCCAAATAAACCCATTGCACCTTGCGCCGCTGCGAAGCCACTTGCAACAGATTGCAACGCTTTACCAGTTGCTAAAAAAGCACCTTCGCCTTTGAACGCCATAATAGCATCGTTTGCGTCTTCAATTCTGTCTTTTAATTCCGCTGCACGTTTAGCCGCTTGAACAGTTTCTTTGGAAGCCTCTCCGTACTTTTCAGCCATTTGCGCAACTTCCGCTGTCGCTTCTTTTAACTGTTGCTTAAGTGACTTTGTAGACGCTTCTGTATCACCTAAAGACTTCTTAAGGTTGTCAATTCCACCGAGTGCTTTAAGGTCGTCTAAGGATATTTTAATTACTTGTTCTACTGCCATTTCTCAATCTTTTAATGTATTTACGTAATTCTTTTAAATTGCTCGGGAATTTGTGTGAACCCTTTGCGAATGCTATTGTTTCAGTCTCTTCTGGAACGTGCGCTAATATTTGAAGTAAAGTCTTTAATATCATATTGCTCTAAAATCTGTTAATAATTCTAAGTTAATTTTGCCAGTGTTTAATTCTGTTTGGAGGTTATTAATTATGTAGCGTTTGTCTCTTATTACTACTCTATCATTCAACTTCAAAACACTCATTAAATAGGTATCAGCAACGCCTTCAATTTTAATAATGCGTGATTTTCTATTGTAAATATTTGAAAGGTAAGACAAATAGTAATCAGAAAATAGTGTGTTTTCTACCACGCCATTTAATAAAGTTGAATTTTCTAAGCCCCAGTTTAGCGAGTGAAATTCATTTGTGACTTTTTCAACATCCTGCCCGAACGCATTGTAAGAAGTTCGTGCGCTACCTTCCAAATAGAAATTTACATTTGTGTTAATATTTCCGTACTTGTACAGTAATATCGGTTTAGGAACATAAGGCTTCAAATCCGATTTTAAGCAGAAACCAACGTGCAATTTTGTACCGCTAAACTTTTGGTGCATCAGATTTTCAAATGGCAGTTTAATCGTGTACTCATCGCCATCGCTTTCGGTGTCAAAAGTATATTTCAAATCTCCATATTCTCTTTGAAACGTATCGAAAAACGCTCTATTAATTAAACTTTCGGATTTCTCATATTGAAAATTCATAACCTTGTAAAAAGGCGCACGAGTTATTTCGCCGTCTAAATTCACATATTTCGTAATGTCTCTTATAACTCCTGCATTGTACCAATCTTCTAAAGGCTCAATATTGTATACATTTTCATTTTCGCTGTACGCTGTAAGATTAAACATTTTCAAAACTCCAGAAAAGAAATCAGATACTTTCATGTCTGGCATATATAAAGACAAATTTAATTTTTCGCTAATTCCATTTGCTGTTACTAATCCATTTAATAAAGCTCCTGGTGATAGGTCATATTTATATCTTAGCGCTATTTGAATAGTCGTATTTGTAGCATCTGTTGTTGTAAGTTTATATGTGTACATACTATCATATCCTACGGAACTATCTGCGATTGTAAAAACTAATAAAGACTTGTTGCCACTTCCACCGATTGACTTATATAATTCCCCATCTTTGAACACTTCTAATTGATATTGCACATCGTCAGGAGCTGTTATATTTACTTGCATAAATGCTGATTCTCCTCTTGGATAAGAAAATCCATTGAAGAAAATATAATTTGCATCTAAAAATACATTGAAAATTTCAAACAATTCAGTATCACCTGATTTTGATACTAAATTAACTTCTGATTGATTAGATTTGAACAAGAATTTTTCCATGTTTTTACATAATAGAAATAATTCGGTAAATCTTTTGTCACTTAAAAAGTTTCCTAAAAAAGAAATACCATAACGAGTTTCAAATGCTTCAAATAATTTCTTTACTCTTACCGCTGGAAATAGTTCATCATATTGAATTTTCCCAGTCAAAGTGCTTATATCTTCCGCTCCTACTACTCCATATTGCCAAGCTCGCTCCGAACTAATTAAAGGAAAGGCTATATCATTAGTATTAGCATTTACTACGTTATTAACTACGTTTGTAGCGTTATAGGTAAATTCAATAGTATTAATTTCCGTAATATCGGATAGCTTATCCTCTCCAAATTTATCTGTAAGAGATTTCAAAGAACCGTAAAAGACAAGGGAGTAATGCGTTATATTTCCATTTTCTCTATTTGCTGACTGCAATTCGATACGCCCTTTTTTGAATGGCACAGTGTTAATCTCAATTTCTGCATCATAACGCTTATTTGCATTAAATCCATCATCAATAGAATTTTCGTACCAATGTTTGAATATTTTATTATTATTTGGCGTGGCTGGTACTGTGAAACTTTGAGAATAGTCTGTAAAGACTTTGCTTATATCGTTCACGTTTTGAATTGAAGAAGTAATAGATATATTTTCGTCTTGGAATAACTCCAAACGATAACGCTCATTATCTTTGTATATGTAAATAGCTACTTGCATATTATTGCATATTATTTATTAAATCAAACGCATATTCAAACTCAATTTCGTAATTGATATTTTTGTTTCGTATTTGTGTTTTAAATTCTGTTCCCGAACTTTTCACAATAGCTGGTATTGAATTTATCCACACCTTTTCACTCAATATTAAATCTTGGATTAACTCATTATAATTCTCTGGAACAAAACCAGTATTCATTTTTACAGATTGCTTACCATTAAAATTATACTTTGCATTTTGCCCGATTGTGGTATCGTAAGTCATTGCTGGTTGCAGAAGTTTGTACTCTTTGCTTTCAGTGTTTATGCTATCGGTTCGCATTTTGAAAAACCAAATGAAATCTAATCCTCCGTAACGATTAACGAACTGCACCAATTGAGGATCCAAAATTGGTTCACAAGTTTGCTCTACATTTGTGGCTGTTATCTCTGTAATTTCATTTAGCACTCTGTCGTAATAGTGCAGTTTGTTTGTACTTCCTACTTTAATTTGTCTCTTAATATATGAAAATCTATATTGTTCATCTTCAGGTGCTGGTGTCCAATCTGTGGCTTTATTGCCTTTTTCGAGTTTGAATCTTTTAAAAATACTTGTTCCTACACCTGTTTGATTTGCTATGGAAAAATGTGTTCTGTTAGCCATTTCATTATTTGCCACAAAGGGAGTATTTATCGGCAAAGTAATAACGTAATCATTGTAATATCCAAAATTGTTTAATCCAATAGTAATAGATCCTCCAACATTTTCAACAGTTCCATTTAAGATATACGTTTCACCCTCTTTAAGTTTTTCTGATAGTGGGAAATACTCCCAAAAACCCGTTGCTGGATAACTTTTTTCTTCGGGTAATTTTGTTATTAAATTCCTTCCACCAATCTGCAAATTATTTACAAGTGTTAAATCCTGTGCTGTTCCTGTTGCATTTTGACCTTGCAAAAAGGTAGTATATCCATTTACTGCAATACCCTCAACTTTTTGCGCTGTCAATTCCACATTGTTTGAAAATAGTCTGCATTCAAAATTACAATACCAGGTATTCACATCATTTAATTTGTTGCTTATAAAATCTTTTAAGTATGGCGAAATATTAAACCTTAATAATGTTTGTGTAGGACTTGGAATTGATTTTGTAAATGAATAAGTCGGAAGCGTTGGCTTTGTTTCGCCTTTCTTCCAAATTCTTAACTCTAATTTCCCCGAAGTTTGCCCTGATTCATTTATAAAAATTATATAGGGGCTACGTGCTCTTACTATCATTTTGTTGTATTGTGTATTTTAAGAATGATTCTAAATCTAAATTGTACGCTTTTATCAGTTCTTCTGGAAGTTTTTGATAACCTTTCTCAAACGGAGCGCTGAAAAAATTCGTAGGGTATAAGCCTTTCAAATAAATTGCTCTTGTTATTAATTTGCTGGTAGCTTCATAACTCAAAAATTTACCACTTTCTAAATCTCTGAATTGTATTCTTCTTTGCTGTACCCATGCTCTAATAGAATTTGTCAAACCTCCCTTTTTCCCTGTGCCACTTCCAAAGCGATATGGCGAATTAGGCGCACGATTAGAACTCGCTGCACCTCTAACACCTTTGTCTTGATATTTTCCGTAATCTTCCATTTCAAACGCTAAATAGAATGAATTGCGTGAGGCTTCTACATAACCTTTAATAGAGTTGTACAATTTAGCTGAGTTCTTCATATTCTTTCGTGTAAGGTTTGCACGTGATTGTGAAACCACGTACTTTGAAAACTTCTCTAATGCTTTTTTTGTAAACTCTCTCTCTAACATTTATCACATATATCTACAGAAGGATTTACCCAAAATGTCACTGATAAAACCAAACCATCTAAACCAGTTTGAAAATCTTTATTGATAATTGTAGGGTCTGAACTCGAAACGAATTCAATTCCATCAATTCTAATCAATTTTAATTTCGCTAAAAGATTTAAAAGTACAGAATAAGAAACGCTCCAGTTCTCCCATCTGTTATCATTCCACGCAAACTTATCTTCTACTCCATTTTTATTTTCGTCTCTAATGTCCAAATGAGTAATTTCAAATGTTATCTGCGAGTTTTGAAAATCAATAGACTGTAATTGAATGTTTGCCAACGGAAATACATCATTTTTTAAATGGTCTATTTCGTCTGCACCTAAAGAAAAAAGACTTTTTACATCTTCATCTTCATTAAGATAACCACCTATTATATCTATTATTTTAAATATTGCGTTTCGCATTTTTTATATTTTTTTCTTGTTCTTTGTACTCATCATCAAGATATTCTATCTCAGTTAGAAATTCATTGATATTAAACCTTTCTACTACCTCAGAGGGTGTAAGTCTATATTCTCTACCAATTCGCTTAATTGCGATAAACCAACCCCATTTTTCTCCAAATCCGCTATTTGTTCCGCCGTTAGTTCCTTTTCCAAAAATTGAGGCATAAGTTTCAACAAGTCGTTCGTTAAATTCCAAAAAAAAACCTGCGCACCTAGGTAAACTGAAATAGGAGCATTTTTAAAAATCTCTTTGTCATCTGTACCTTTGTATTTTTCAATATCATAAACATCTTTGAATTTTCGTGTGATAGGTCGGTACATCACCGCCATAGAAGCCAATATATCTTTTCCTAAATTGTTTGTCAAATCTATATACTCGCCCGACTTCATCTGCTCTAAATTTGGTATAAATCCGTACTCTTTGCCATCTAAAAAGAATGTATTTTGAAATTTTGGTTTTTCATTTAGAACCTTTGCAATGTGCTGATAATTTTTGTCTAACTCTGCTAATGGGTATTCTACCAATTGCTCCAAACTTTTCCCAGAAAATAGATTTAGCAAACGAAGCATAACTACCAACTCAACATCTTCATTTTCGATTATATTGATTGCTTTTATATATTTGTCTATTGTGACTTCTTGTAAACTATTTGGTAATCTCATAACTTATAAACGATTTTTTTATTTTTTTTATCCTATGTAGTAAGAACTTTTGTTTGTTGCTCCTATAAAATTCCAAACAACGTATCTCAAAGCATCTATTAAATGGTTGAAATCATCTATTGGCACTTCTGATTTTTTATCGTGCCAACTGTAATTATTCAATTCTTTAATTAGATTAGTACTGTCTGCATCAATTATCAATTCATAATCTTGTAGTAATGCAATACTGTCTGTTATCTTGGGCTTTTCTATTGGCTTGATATTACACCCACTCATTTTCAATTCAGCAATTAAACGAGGCTCTGCACTATCTGCAATGATTAATTTATTTTGGCAATACCTTTTATTTTCTTCTGCTATTTGTGAAGTGGTTAGTCCAGATTTATAAAGATATTCTTTTGCGTAAATTCTTTTTTGTTTTTTGTCAATTGAAACTTTTACGAGTGTTGTCGGGTCTATTGAAAATCCAAAGTCTTGACCAAATCCAATGTAGTCTGTTTCTATAAAGTCTCCTATTTTCCAGTTCGTAAATATAACACCTTCGGCTTTTTCTAACCACCCACCTAAAAGAACGTGCTCATATTTTCGTGGATTTTTTATGCGTGTTTCTTCGGCTTGTCTTAAGAATGATTCATTTAGATATTCTTTTCCATCTAAGTAAGTTGTATGTATGTAAGTTGTATCTTCTTTTTGGAAATTACTTCCCGCATTAACGCCTCTTTCTTCAAAGAATTTTTTATAAATGAAATGCTCTTTTGTTGTAGGATTGAGAATTAAAATAACACGGTTTTGCTTCGATTTATGACGTATGGAAAAATCAATTTTATCAAATGTTTCTTCATCTGTGAGTTCTTCGGCTTCATCTAATACCCACGTAGTAACTCCTGAAATAGATTTTAAAGAAGCTGTTTGTGTTCCCGAGCTTGTCTTAATTCCTTTGAATAGAATTTTAGAGCCAGTCTTTAAATTGATTATTTCATTTTTAGTTATAGCAAAGTCGCTTTCTAAATTTGCGAGTTCTATTTTTTCAATGAATTCTGGAATAATAGAAATATCAGCAGAAGTAAGTGTGTATCTTGTAAATAGAATTGTTTGCTCATTTTCGTATGTGAGCAAAAGTAAAAACGTGGTTACTGAAAATGACTTCATTGAACCACGCCCCCCAGTTAAAACAAAATACCGACTATCGTTTAAAAATAGCGGTTTAAACTTTTCATTTATCTGAAACATTTTCTTTGAAAGTAATGATGTCTTTTATGCTAAATTCATTAAACGAATGTGTGTTATTTACTTTTTCTTCTGGTTTTCCAAAGATATGTTCGGCTATAAATATTTGCCCTCTCTGACTTTCCATCAAAATATCTTTTATGAATTGAATTTGGGCTTCTTCGCAACTTTCTTTCTTATAATACTCTTTGATAGCTTTCAAAAAAGTATCTCTCGCTTTCAATTCTTCTGCTATTGGTTTACGTCCTGCACCCTCTCTTTTTCCACCTCTTGCCATATTGAAAAAATTTATTGACTATTCATATTTATACTCATTCACTAAAGCGTCATTCTTATCATAAGTTATCTCTACATCTAATACAAAGAAACTCTCATCCGTGCTATGTTGGATAGAATAGACTACTCTTTTATTTTGCAACATATAACCTACAACAATATAAGGAAGTTGCTGTAAATCTGTCTTAAGATAAACAACTTCTCCTTCGAAAAATTTTGGTGTAAATTTAATCTCACTCATTAGCCTTTGCTTTTCTTCCACGTTTAGGCTTTTCCGTTTGCATTTCCTTTTCTATCAAATCTTTATAGTTTAAATAAACTCGCTCTAACTTTTTCATGTAGTTATTTTGATA